AAGACAGAGAGTTACTACTCAACATTATTCCATGAGATTACTCATTGGAGTGGGCATAAGACTAGATGTAATCGTACACTATCAGGTTCGTTTGCATCAAATGATTATGCTTTCGAAGAACTTATAGCAGAACTTGGTGCTAGTTTTCACATGGCTAAGTATGGTATGTTACACACAACCAGGCAAGACCATGTGCATTACTTGAAGTCATGGGCTAAGGCTCTTAGAGATAAGCCAGATGCACTACGTTCTGCTTGTAAGTATGCTAGTCAATCTTTCTTTTACATTAGGGATGTAACTAATAAGATAGATAGCATAGAACAAGTAGCAGTATAGGAGGTGAACATGTACGCAGTAAAAATTATATGGAGTATAAATATAATAGTGTGGATGTACATTATTTTAATAACAATATATTAAGGAGAATAATTATGCAGAAAGATGAATGGTATAATATAGTAAGGACTACCGATCCTGAAACAAGTAGAGTTGCCGCCAAACAAGAAATAGGTAGGGTGCGTAAAGCTAAAGACAGAGTACTAGAATTAATCATGGAGATAGGTGGACTATCTGGTATGACTGATGAAGAACTAGCATATCAAGATGGTATTATTACATCTAAGTATAGAACAGCTAGAGTGTGGTTAGAACGTGAAGGGTATATCGAAGCTAATGGTACACGTAAATCTACACATGGTAAACAACAACGCATATGGTTTGCAACAAGACAAGGCAAAGATATGTATATAAATATAAAGGAGAATTAAATGATAAACCAACAGCAAAGAGAAAAAATATTTCCAACATTATGTAAACGTACACAAGACAGAATCAAAAGTGGTGAAGATATATTCTGGATGGTAGATTTTGCAGATGAACCACAGATCTTTTCATATACTTATTATGAAATGATTGAACAATTAAATAGTTGGAGTGGGTTTGTTCAAGATGATTGGTCAATAGCATATGATCTAAAAGTGTTTGATGATTACTGGGATTGTCTTGATTACTTTAATACTAAACGTCAAGAGATACGTGATGCGTATGAAGCAGAAGCACAACTAGCTTCGGAGGATAACCATGTATAGAAGTGAACACATGAGTATGCTACATGAGATAGCACGTGCAGTTAATCGTGTCAAAGATATGGTTGATGTGTATATAGATTTCATAGATGAGAATGATATAGAAGATAAGGTACGAGAGATAGAGTACATGCATTACAATAGATCAGGTGGCTTCTATAATATACATGATTGTAATTGGACTCTTGATAAAGTTATAGGTGTAGTAGAAATGATAGAGAAAACTTATGATCCTAAAAGACATATAGCATATAGAAAAAAAAAGGAGAATAAGAATGGGTAGGTCAGCAATAAACTTAGAAGATTTTAAAGATGTACCTCATCATCATAGTAAGATGTTGTATAAGATAGCCAAAGACAAAGGACTAACTGTTACACAACTTACTTATGAAGTAGATCTTTCTTATACATTTGTATTGCAGATACTAAAAGGTATACAAAACATGAGTCCTAAAACTGCAAGTAGAATAAGAAAGAAGTATGACTTCCCTATCTATGGATAGTAAGTGTAAGGTTCAGGCATAAAAAACGTACAGAGAAAAATGATTAAATTATTCCTGTCCCTAATATCTGGGCATAAACAAAGCCTTGCACTTATGCAATAGATGAGTATGATAATGATATGAAAAAATTAAATACATACATGGAACAACTTACTTTAGTTGCAGATAAAAAAGGTATCAACTTGCGAGAGGCTTTCCGTAAGTCTGGTATACAAGATAGTACTTACCACAGAATAAATACTGGTGAGTTTTGTTTAAGAGAATCAACAGCACAAACAGTATGGGAGTACATACATGAAGAACACTACAACAAAGTCCGTAAAGAAATCTAGGACAGGTAGATACGAAGCATATAATGGAGAGATGATTTACTTTCAATCCAATGCTAAAGCAGATAGATACTTACAGCTTGTAAAATTTTTAGAGAATAAATCTATTACTGATTTAGAAATCAAACCTACTTATGATGCAGTTGTACAGAATAAAAAGATGTGTACATTTACACCAGACTTTAGATACATGACACTTGAACCTAACGATCACCGAGGATATCAAGTTATTGAAGACGTGGTGGGTGTAACTACAGATGTATACAAATTAAAAGTAAGTCTTATTGAAGCAACGAACTTCATTAAGGTACATAGTATACCAGCAAAGGAGATAGAAACATGGGCAGAGATTATACCATTAAACCAATAGATGACGAGTGGATGCCAGATGATAAGTTGCAACTCTGGTTTTTCAATACATATCAACATGCAACAGACGGAGATTTAAATTATGAAACAGATCAATTTCGAGACTACTACCTTTCAAGAGGGGAAAGAAAGTACGACTGGTCAGCTTGCTTCAGGTTCTGGTGTCGTAAATCTTTCAGATTGGATAAAGCTACATCAACGACCAAGGCCTATACTAAACAAGATAGAGTTAGTAACAACAACAATGACTCAATCAGATCTTATCTTGATAGATACAATAGCAACAGTAACATACGACAAATTAGAACAGATAAAAAATAACAGTGAGTTGACTGAAGTCAAAGAACGTATCAGTCGTGTGTTGTATAGTGTAGAAAAAGATTTACATTGGAACTGTAGTGTAGAACAACAAGACAAAAAGATAATACCATTCTTAAAAGTATTAGCTGATACCTTCCAAGTAGAAATGCCCAGGGCAGAAGGTCTAAAGTTTTATATAGAATCTATAAGAGATATACCACCATTGTTATTACAAGAAGCAACAGTCAAAGTATTAAAGACACATAAGTATAATACTTTCCCTTTGCCTGCCACCTTACGAGAAGCTATTGACACAAAGCTAGATCAAATGTTATCCTTTTATAATTGGTGCAAGGTGTCTTACTCACGTATTGCAACAATACAGTAAACATTCTCCGACTCTGAGCCAGTAACATCCCTTAGTTACTGGCTTTTTTTATGTTGATTACAATGCAGAAATGCATTACAATAATTTAATAAAGGAGAATGTAATGAAGAACTTTGATAGAACCATTGGTCTTGGTGGTAGTGATGCTAATAGTATATGGCATAACTATGACCCAGTAAAACTCTGGGAACTAAAGACTAATAAAAGATTAGAAGATGATTTAAGTGATAACTTTCAGGTGCAACTTGGTACATATACTGAGTCGTTCCATGTAGATTGGTTACGTAAATATCACAAACCATTTCATGGTATATCTGAATCCACTCATACTTACACTAGAGAATTGTATGGCATAACATTGTATGCACATCTTGATGCTATTGTAAGAATAAATGGATTGGAATATATACTAGAGTGTAAACACAGTAACAGTAGAGTAAGTCCAGAAGTAAAAGCTAGATACTATGCACCACAATTACATCACTATATGCATATACTTGGTGATAGTTATTGTTACATATCTATTATATGCGGCAATGATACACCAGAGGTATTACGTGTAGATTTCAATGAGGAGTTTTGGAATAGACTAAAGTCTAAGATGATAAGGTTCTGGTCGTTTGTTAAAAACGATAAGCAACCACCAGTGATAGGGAAGCCTAGTGATTCAGACAAAGAGATAGTGTCTGACATATTAGTCAATGAATACAAGGACTATAACATGATAGATAATACAGAGTATGTAAGATTAGATTCTACATTAGACCAATACTCTGGTGCTATCGAAGGCTTCGAAGAAACGAAGATGAAGATTAAGTTACTAGTACCAAAGGATGCAAAGAAAGTATCGTATCCTAATAGTAATTATGTAATAACACGCAACAAGAAAGGTACACTTGTTGTAACTAAATCAAAGGAGAATGATAATGGCAGATAAAAAAACTAAACCTGATTTCAATACAGATTTCTTTAACTTGCTACATGCAGTTACTAATCCGTATAAGTCAGGTACTAACCCACACTTCAAGAGTAAGTTTGCAGACTTGCCTACTTGCTTAAAGACAGTTAAGCCTGTATTAAAAGAACACAACTTTGCATTACATCAAATAGTAAAGCAATCAGATAAAGGTGAAGGTACTGTATTGCAAACTAACTTGATGCATATATCAGGTAATGTAATGAGAGATGGTGGTATACCTTTAGTGTCTAAAGATTCTAATGATCCACAAAAACTTGGTGGTTCTATTACCTATGCTAGACGTTATGGCATGTGTGCAATACTTGGTATTGTAGGTGATGATGATGATGATGCTAATAAAGCTAGTGAACCAGACTTAAAAGGTATCGATAGATTGTTCAGAGAATACGAAGCTAACATAGAAGAATGTGCTGACGTACAAATGGTTAAAGATATTAACAATAGTTTCTCAGATGAGATCAAACCATTAGACGACAAACAGATTGCTAGGTTTAGAGCAGTGTATACTAAGAAAATTAATTCATTTAAAAAGGAGAATAAAAATGCAGACAGTTAATCAAGTTACAATACTAGGACATTGTGCAGTAGATCCAGAGTCAATGAAGAACGAAGACTTTTGTAAGTTAGTTGTTACTACCAACTCAGGTAGTAAGGACAATCGTAAGGCACATCATCATAAGATCAGTGTCTTTGATCCTTACAAGACTGGATTTATTATGCAGTATATTAAGAAAGGTATGATTGTATTTGTTCAAGGTGAACTACAGTATAGCAAACTAGATGATGGTACATACTATACCAGTATCGTGTGTGGTAAGTTTGATAGTAAGGTAGAACTTTGTGAGAAAAAAGCAGTAGCAGATGATGACGCACCACCATTCTAATATATGTTTAACATTACGTAGAGCCAGAGCAGATTGTAATTACACCTACTTAGATGTATCCAATCTGACTGGCTTGAGTATATCTACTATAGTCAATGCAGAAAGAAAGATACCTAGTCCTAGAACTATCAAAGCATTATCACACTGCTATGGTATCAAAGTAAATCTTGCACAAAATATTAAAGGTAATGTAGTATATTTATAATTATGGGTATGTTTGATGATGCTTGGCGAAAAGCTACACTAAAGAAACAATGTAAGTATTGTGGAGATGAAGCTATAAAGTGGAAAGGTGGTACTTATTATTGTAGGAAATGTTACGAACAAGTAGTGGTAAAAAGAATAGACAAGGAAATTTCTGCACCCCCTTATAGGAGAGGAGGGGGGTCGGAAATTTCCGAACACCAGGGAAAAAGAAAGAAGCCAAGAGAAATTAACATATCAAAATATAAATTTATAAAATAGGAGTATATATGATAAATGAATTAGTAAATCAATTAATGATAGATGAAGGTAGTGTGACGAATGATAATGGTAGACACATAGCATACCTATGCCCAGCAGATAAATGGACAATAGGTTATGGTATTGAAGTTCAGGATCATGGACTATCAGAAAAAGAAGCAGAAGATTTATTAAGGCAAAGAGTTATGGCAGTAGTGGATGAAGTGCATATGAACTATCCGTTTATAAAGTCCGCACCTTTACCTATCAAGTTATCTTTTTATAACATGGCATACAATTTAGGTATAACTAGACTTAGTAAATTTAAAAAAATGATTGCTGCTCTCGAAGCTACAGACTATTTAACTGCAAGTGAAGAAGCAAAAGATAGCCAATGGTATAGTCAAGTAGGTGAAAGAGCAGAACGTATTGTAAATATATTTAAAGATAGTGCAGATAAACATTTCTCTTGAAGTAAACGACAATAAATATATATTATTTGTACTAGGGATTTTATTAATAAACACAATTGTTATAATTATTGTGGGATAAATTACTATATGTTGTGATTTTAATTATATCCCTAGTACAATCACAAACCCCAGAAAACTGGGATTTCTTGGATCGATATAAGGCTCACTGAGTGCCAGTGAAAAATGTTTGCTTATGATTGTACCTAGTTTTTAGGAATCTTAGTATCAGTTTTCTTCAACTTGTCAAAACTCCTGAGTCCACCAAGTCCTAGCAGTCCGAGCAACAACGGCATCATGACTGACATGTCAGCTTGTGGTATTGTTATACCAAACCCAGCACAAATTGGTGAGATCATATAGTTAACCATTAAAGATATACTACAGACCCAGCCTACGAGAGGTCGCCACGACGATTGAAACCAGTTACCTTTAGCTTCTGCTTTATTAATTTCTATTTGTTGAAGCATTAATTGCTGACTATGTTTCTCTGCCATAGTACTTATCTCATGAGCAAGCTGTGCTTGTTTATCTTTATCTCTTACAAATTTACCAATGAGTTTTGTTGCTGGTCCAATTAATGCAGTAAGTGCCATGTTATTTCTCCTTGTTAGGTACAGTTATATATAAAGATTTGTATTCAAGTATGTCTAAATGTTGCTCAACTAAAGCCATGTCATGTCCTTCGTTCATACATATCATATAATATTTTGGTTTAAAAACCATACACTCTGCTGTATCTATTTCTTCTGCAAATGCAACGTAAGCAATTACACACATGGCAACTATAGTAAATATAACACCAATACCAATGCTAGCTTGCTTTGCTACATCCATCATCTCTTTTTGTTTTTGCATCTTTCTTTTCCTTGCTATTTTTTTTTGTTCTTTAATTTCATCTATCCTACGTTTACGTTCATTTAATATTTCATCCCAAGTACTTGGTCCGAAACGAAGGTTAATCATATTTTTAACTTCTCTCATTTGCTCTTGTGCTAACTTTGCATCTATTATGGATTCAGTAACATTAGATAAACCTAATTCGTTTGCAGTACTATTAGCATCTTTACTTCTTTGTTTATTAATTTGTTGTTGACCAGTAAACATTTGATCTATCTGTTTAGCTATACCAGATATATCGTTTACTGTATTGATATTATCTTTTATAAATGAAGTTGCCTGTTTAAATAATGCTATTCCTGACAACACTGCTGTTACTGGTTCTACCATTAGAAAGGTCTTTTCTTAGGGGGTCTACCTCGTTTCTTAGGTTTGCATTTGCATAACTTACCAAACAATCTTTCTTTAATCTTTTGATAAATTTTTTTAATAGCTATCATTAAACCTCTTATGGTTTAGTTGGCATTGTAACTTTATTTACTTTAGCAACAGTATCTAAACCAGCAGTAATATCTCTAAGCTTTTGTCTATAAGTTTTCATATCATCAGACATAGTAACATCTGATAAAGCATACCAATCAGTCATAGATAATAATTCATTCCTTATTCTTCTTAAACCATCAAGTGCTATATCTAATTCTACTTCTGAATATTTTGCTTCTATATCAGATTTTGATATGGGTGTAGTACCATTTACCCATTCTATATTATCAATATTATCAGCATTTATAACAAATTCTGCTTTTGGATTAATTTTATGTATTGCTCTTTCTATCATTATGCTCCTATCTCCATACAAGTTAAAGTTGATATACCTCTAGGTGTGTGTGATGCGTTATTGCTTGAATCATCTGAATGTTTATTTACAAAAATAGTACTGCTTCTAGCTTTTACTTTTACAGTATAAGTTTGTTGAGATGTTGAACTAGGTGAATCTATTAAACTATAAGCTAATCCTTCAACACTACCACCAGCACCTCTGTATCCATGTTGAGATAAAGTTCCTGTTCTACTTCCTTGACCAGTAATTTGATCTTCAACAATATTTGTTGATCCCCTAAAAATATCTACTCTGTTATTACTATTTTGACCATTTGAATCAGTATAATGACCCATACAAGCTGTTAAATTTAAAAATATAGCAATTTTACTTGTAGTTGCTGACGGAGTAATATCTAACGTTAATCCTGTAACTGTTGTATCTGAAGTACTTGATGTAGAAAAAGTATCATTTTTTTGAACAGTCACTACTTGTAATATTTTACCACCTCCAGGAGTAGCAAAACTTAAATTACCAGAACCATCTGTTTGTAAAACTTGATTAGCTGAACCATCTGATGTTGGATGAGATAATCCATCAAGAATAACTTTACCAGTACCATTTGGTGTAACTGATATGTCACCATTTACTCCATCAGCTATTGCTATTGTTCCTGAATTTGTACCTGAGTTTGTGCTAAGTGTAAGATCACCTGTACCTTGAGTAGTAACTATTGCGTTAACATTATTGTCACCAACCATTACTGTATCAGCACCTAAATTTACATCTCCTGTACCATTGGGTGTAATGTTTATACTTGCATTTGATGTTGATACAATCGAGTTGCCATTAACATCTAAATCACCACCTAGTTGAGGACTTGAATCTCCACTAACATCAGATGATACACTTCCAAAGGATATGTTTCCTGATCCATCTGTCTTTAAAAATTGTCCATTAGTACCATCAGCAGTAGGTAATGATAATCCATCTACTATTACTTTACCTGAACCATTTGGAGTTATAGCTATATTGCCATCAGATGCAGATACAATACTGTTTCCATTTACATCTAAGTTTCCATCTAGCTTAACTTCCGTACTAGCCGCTCCTCGTACTTTATCTACTTTAATTGTGCTTGCCATATTTACTCCTTAAAATATTTCTAATGTGCCATTACCACTTACAGTCCAAGTAGAACTACCACTTACAGTTATCGGTCCAAAGAGAAATGCGTTCTTTGTGCTGGCTGTTGTTGATGTAACATCACTACTTACACTATTATAATTACTAAAGTAATTTCCTTGTGTTGTCAACTCACTTGCTTGTACTGTACCAAAACTAATTGTTCCAGAACCATCAGTTTTAAGAACTTGGTCTGCTGATCCATCACTAGAAGGATAACTTATTCCGTCTAAAACTACATTACCAGATCCATTTGGTGTAATATTAATATCTCTATTAGATGTAGATATTATTGAATTTGTCTGAACATCAAGATTTCCACCTAATTGAGGAGTTCCATCTTGTACTACATCTGTTAAAGAACCAGCAACTATAGTTACCCAAGCTGATCCATTATAATATTTAAGAACATTAGCTGTGCTATTATAAGCTAGTTCACCTTCATCTAATTATGCCTTAGGATCACTACTAGCTACCCTATATCTTTGTGCAAAACTATTTACTTCTCCTATATTACTAGCAACAACATTTATATTTGATGTATTTGTAGTAATAACATTACCCATACCATTTCCATGTGAGGTACAATAATACTTTAACGAAGCTGGTGCATCTGAAGGTACAACAAACGTAGTTTTTGCTCCAGCATTTCCAGGAGTACCAGTAGAAGTTACACCTGTAGTATAACTTGCATCTGTACTTGTTCTAAATGCTATAGGATGTCCACTATTACTAGAATTACTTTGATCAAATACATATGTATTACCTCTTGTTAAAGTAATAGCTGGATTACCTGTACCATCTAAATAAAATACATTACCAGAACCACCACCATACAATGTACCACTAGCAACTGTTACAGCATAATTTGTAGTAGATGCAAGAGCACTTGCAAGAGATGTTACATCTGTACTTATGCCAGCTAATGTAGTTATGTTTGCATTGTTACCAGCAACTGTAGTTATATTTGCTGATATACCAGCTACTGTAGCAATATTACTTGTAATACCAGCAACAGTAGAAACATTACTTGATATTCCAGCTACAGTAGAAATATTAGAATTGTTACCAGCTACTGTGTTTATGTTTGAGTTATTGCCAGCAACTGTTGCAATATTATTTACGTTTGTTGAAGTAGCTATTGTATTTAAATCTGATACAAAATCACTTGTAGCAAGTGTATTTAAATCACTTACTATATCACTTGTAGCAAGAGTGTTTATAGCAAAAACAATATCACTTATTACTAAAGTATTTAAATCATTAACAATATTTGATGTTGCTAAGGTATTTAAG